CAGATACCATCCCTCGTACTTCTATGCTCCACCAGATCCTTTCTGAACCCTATCAAGAAAAGTTTTGGCATTTGAATGTCAATCCTAATGATCTCCCTGACACCCGTGTTCCCATCATTCAACTTCCTGCTCCATCTGATAATGAAATTGTTGATGGCCTTAGTGTTAAGGAACCTCGTACTCATTTCGTCTCTCACGGCAAGATTTCCGATGCTCTCAATTCTGCCAAGCGTAAAACTTGTGCTGTTCTTGAAAGTGTTGAAACATTCTTTGCCGATAATCCTCTCTGCTTTCGTATTGCTACTGCCATTACCGCTGTCATTGCTGTCCGTACTGCTTGGCACGCTCTTCGTGTCGTTGTACAAGCGCACTCTCCTCTCCGTGCTGCTGAAGCGATGGTATCTGGTGATGCTAAAACTGTCCGTTCCGCTCGCCGCCATAGAAATGTCGTAGTTGCTGAAGGCTCTGATGATCCGAGTTCCGAACTCCTTTATCAGCAAGTCTTTAAACACAAACAAATCTACGTTGTCGCACGTGAAATTGGTTCTAATAAAACCAAAGAAATGTGCGGTATTTTTATTGGTGGTCGTTATGTCCTCCTCCCATACCATCTCTTTCTCAATTCTGATGCCGAAATCATCGCTCAAAAGTCCCAACTTACTTTTGAAAGTGGTGAAGGTCGGTACGAAGAATTTTTCGATTCGACTCGTCTCCATCTTCTTAAAGGTATTGATGCCTGCGTGTATGAGTGTGGTCCAAGGATGCGTCTTCACCAAGACATCCGCCACCACTTCATTTCACGCGATCAATTATCTTATGTCTCTGATCGCTGCCCAATCCATCTCAACAAGTTTAACACTGGTGAGTTTGAGCGTTTGTTTACATACGCTCGTGCTATCACCTCTGATCAAATCTATAAACTTGCTGGGACTCAAGACACTCATTTCACTCTTCATGAAGGCTTTGAGTATTCCGCTAACACCTCCCCTGGTGATTGTGGATCTATACTCACAGCTAACAATGCCCGTCTCATAGGTAAGATTCTTGGAATTCATATCGCTGGCTACCGCGATAAATCCATTGGCCTTGCCGTTCTTGTCACTAAAGAACACCTCGTTGGTTTTAATCCCCGTGTCCTTCCCCCCACTCCTGACTTCAAACTTGATCCCACTGCTGAACCCATGGTTGCTCTCTCACATGGTAACGTAACCTATTTTGGTTGCGTTGCTGCTGAGGAAGCTCTTGTCCCACGTGGAAAGACGGAAATTCAACCTTCCCTTATCCACGGCAAGATCCATGCTCCTATCACTGCCCCCGCTAGTCTTAAGCCTACTGCTACCACTGCCTCTATTGAACGTTTCTTTGAACAATCTCAACCTTTCAACCCTGAACATGTTAATGCCGCTGAAGATGATCAAGCTGAAATATTCGATTCGTTGCCTGGTCGCCGTAGCGTTCTTTCTGAACGTGAAGCGATAAATGGCAATCCGAATATTGAACATCTTGAATCTATCAACATGCACACATCTCCCGGTCTCCCCTATAAACTTATTCACAAAAA